TAATGGTAATGGGTATTAGAAAACCTCAAACACCTGAAGAAGCAGCTTTCTTAAAGCAGGTACAGGAACAACCAAAAGAACCAGATGCTGCCATGGTGTTAGCAAAAGCTGAAGAACTTAAAGGTCAAGCAGATATCATACGAGAAAAACGTGAAGGAATAGGAATGCAACTTGATAATGAAAATGCAAAGGCAGACCATGTGATTGATATGTTTAAAGCTCAGACTGATCGGATGAAGGTGCAAGTTGCAGCACATGAAGCTGGTGCAAAAATTACAAAAACAAAAGTTGAAATAGAGGGTGAAGAACTTGATAATTTAGCTAAAATTATTGAGCTTCGTAGCCCCACAGCTATTACAGGTAAATCAGGAAATGCTTGAAGGATTAAAAAATTTGTGGTTTAAGGAATTACAATCATTGCCAGAATCAGCTGAAGGATCTGGTGTTTGGCCATTTACTGGCAATCCTAGAGAATGGATTGATAAATCAGATCCTAATTATACGCCATCAATTTATGCTGATCGGCCATCAATAGATGTGACAGGAAGTGGTGTAATTAATTCTGTTGGAAAGAGTGGTTTAAAGCCAATACTTAGACAACTTAAATCTGATATTGTAATTCCTTTAGAAAAGAAAAGCATGACGAAGATACTTAGGTCTGATAGGAGTGACTTTCTGAGAAACCAAAAGTTACTTCCTCCAAAAAGTGCTATTAAAGGTACTCCTAAAATCGGTGATATGGTTAAACTTCCTGGTGGAAAAGCAAGATTTGATGGGGTTTGGGAAGCATCTGGGAGTTATCCTGAAAGATATCAGTATACTTATCATGAAGGTCTAGCTAAAGGTGATACTTTTATTTCTGCAAGTCATGATATAGCTGATGTTGTTAAAGCTGGTATGAAAAAACTTGAAATGAGAGGAGCAAAACCATCAAATTTAAAAGATGAATTAGATGCTTTAATAAATGAAGCTGATAATTTAATAAAATAGCGGAGGCGACCCGATTAAACGCAAACCCGCAGGGGGAACCTGATTAGCCTTTGCAGATAAGGAGAATATCTGAGATGACACCTGAAGAGCAAGAAGCAGCAGCAAAATTGGCAGAGGACGAGGCGGCTAAAATCGCAGCAGATGAAGCTGCAAAATTGGCAGAAGAAAAGCCAGAACTCGATGAAGATGGTAATCCCATTGAGTCCAAGCCGGAACTCGAACCATGGATGAAGGAAGATGGGGAGCAGGACCTTGATGATCCTTCTAAACAAGTACCTGTTGGTAAATTTGTCAGTGTTAAGAAAAAGCTGAAAGGCCAAATTTCTGATCGTGATGAGGAGATCGAAACTCTGAAACGGGAAAATGCGGAGTTAATTAAACAGAAACCAAAAGAAGAAACGGTTTTGGTCCGTCCAAAGAAAATTGACTTTGACACTGAAGAATTATTTGATGAAGCTTTGGATACTTATAATCAAAGCCGAACTACCGAAGCGATTAACAGAACTCGCTTAGAAGACCAACAAAAAGCTGGTCAAGTACAGGCACAACAACAACTTGTAGAGGCTGTTGACAACCATTATGAGCGGGCTGAAAAGCTCATTAGTGAAAGTGGTATTACGTCTGAAGTATATAGGACTGCTGATACTACAGTTCGAGCAGCAGTTGAGGCCATAACCCCAAACTTGGGTGATGTGATTGTAGATCAAGTTATCTCAATTTTGGGGGATGGCTCAGAAAAAGTTCTTTATTATCTTGGCCGGAATAAAACGGCACTTGCTAAATTTCAAAATTTACTGGCAACTGATAGATCCGGCATGAAGGCTGCTGTTTATTTAGGACAAGAAAAACAACGTTTAACAAAACCAATAAAACCACGGAGCGGTGCACCGAATCCGGCAACTGATATTAAAGGTGATCAAGTATTAACAGGGGCAGAAGGAAGATATAAAAAGAAGTATGATGCTGCCCACAGTAAAAATGATAATCAGTCAGCATATAATGCCAAAAAAGAAGCTAGGGCTGCTGGTGTAGATGTTTCTAAATGGTAGAAAGGAAATAAATTATGGCACTTTCAACAGGTAAAGTAGCAGAGGTTATGTTTGAGAAAACCTTGGAAACACACGAGCATCAAATGGACATGCTCGATATGACAAATTTTCATCAGCCTGATGGTGGGACTATGCAGAATACTGGAAATTTCATTTGGTATCCAGTAGAACAACATGCACCTTTGATCTCAGGTTGGGATTTGTCAGGGCAAGAAACGGGTATTATCGAAGAAACCTACCCGGCCTTGCTTGGCACTCCATCTAATGATTTTGTAAAGATGAGAGCAGACGATATGCGGACAATGCGGTTCTGGGAAGAACGTGGAAAAGAGTCAGGTAAAAAACAGGCTTCAGATTTGAATAAAAAAATCGCAGAAGCAATTGCAACACAAGGAGCTATGTTTTATCGTTCTAATGTAACTAGCGGTTATGAGTTTATTGCTCAAGCTCAGGCCATTATGAACGAACGGCAGGGGAAAACTTCTCAGCGATATTTTATACTGAATGACCGGGATACCCTTTTATTCTCAAAGGATTTGGCCGCACGCCAAACCCTTCAGGGTAAAGCAGCCGAGACTTGGAAAACAGGTCAAATTGGCCAGAATATTGCCGGATTCGATGTTTTCACAGGATCCTTTTTGCCCAATATTACCGGTGGAGCCGATCCTGCTGTAACCGTGACTGGCGATCATGTATTTGTACCTGTCGGTGGGTCAGTCAATGCAGTTACCGGTGTTGTAACCAACGTTGACTATCGTGAATGTACTTTGATCGTAAACGATTCAAGTCTTGTATCTGTGGGTGATAAGTTCACTTTACAGAATACAGCTGTTGATATTAATGCTATTGGATTGGCTGATAAAACTAATACCAATCAGGCTATGACATGGACGGTAATCGAGATAACTGATGCTACCCATATCAAAGTTTATCCGAAAGTAATGGCAGCAGACCAAGCTGGAATTACAGTTCTTGAAGCTGCATATGCCAATATTCATACAGCTATTTTGAATGCTGCTACGATTACTCGACTTAATATTGATGCCACAAATAAAACGAATCTCTTTTGGGATAAATCAGCAATTGAGGTTATTGGCGGTACAATTCCGGCAGAACTTTTCAAACAGTTTGATGGGATGAAGGTAATCACTGATACTATGAAAAATGGTTTGAACTTGTATCTAGTATATGATGGCAACATCGACACTATGACTTTCCGGTTCAGATTATTTACTTGGTATGGAATTACGGTCAAAAATCCTTCTAATTGTGGATGTGCGGTAACATATTAATCATTAATTAACTGGGACAGGAAACTGTCCCAGTTTGAAAGGAAAATAATTATGTCAAGAATATTTAGACTTGCAGAAATGTTTCATCAGAATGATTATGATGAGACAGAGGATTTTGCTATTGCTGTTGAAGCTGATGATTTGGTGATTCCTGTTACTCATGCTCATGTTGCAAAAACAACTGGTGGTGATGCAGAAGCTTTAACTTTGGCAAATGGTAAGCCTGGACAAATATTAACTATTAGACTTATAGTTGATGGTACTGGGGATGGAACTTTAACTCCAGCCACATGCACTGGTTTTGCAACTATCGTTTTTGCTGATGCAGGAGATACGGCTGTTTTATTTTATGTTGATGATATTGCTGGTTGGAGAATTTGGTCTTTGTTTGGAACAGGTGGACCTCCAGCTTTTACAGTTTAACAATCTTACTCGGTGGGAGGTAACACTCCCACCCGAACAGAGGAGATAATAAAATGAGAGATTTTTTTCACACAGGATTAAATACGTCTCGAAGTAATCTTTTAAATATTAAAACCCTTGTTAATAATATTAGGGCATCTTTAAAGGGAAATTATATAGTATCATTACCAGTATTGGCGATTGGTTCAAATAAAGATGATGTTGCTAATGCTGCTTTTGATTTTACCATTAATGGTATTAGATATACAAAAGCAGCTATAACTGCCGGTACTGGTCCAGGTGACGATGTTATACCTCAAAGTAAGTATGGTGCTGTAGCTTTTGATATTGGGATAAATGGGACTGTTGATGTTATTGAAGCAGTAGCTAATTCGACAGGTTATGCTTCTGCTGCTTTAGCTATTGCAGCTATTCCAGTACCAGCCACAGATCATGCAAGAATGGGAACAGTTACAGCTATAAAATCTGATGGTGATTTTACTTTTGGTACAACTTTACTGGATGCTGCAAATACAACTGTAGTATATACCGATGGTGAAACAAATCTTGAAGCTATTGGAGCAGCAGTATCTTAACATTAATTGGGAGCCTTTGGGCTCCCACAATTTAAGGTGATAAAGATGGCAATTGTACTTTATAAAAAAGGAAATATGGCAAAAGTTAGGGGCATTTCTTGTGAGATTCAGATATGTGATTCATTTTCATATAAACATCTTTTAGATCAAGGTTGGTTTCTTTCACCAGAAGCATGCTATGCTAGGAATGAAGAAACTGAGGTTGAAGAAACTGAGGTTGAAGAAACTGAGGTTGAAGAAACTGAGGAAGAAGCAATTGAGGAACCTGAAAAACTGAAAGCCAAAAAAGCTAAGTTTACCGTTGACAAAAATAAGGAATAATTATGGCAATCAAAAATACTAAAGGGGATATTTTAAATAGAGCTTTTGCTGCTTTAAGAATTTCAGGAATTACTGTTGATCCATCTCCTTCAGATTTAGAGTTAGCTTTAAGTAAATTAGAAAATATGGCTGCTGAATATGCTGGTAGAAACATTTGTACAAATTATTTTTTTGAAGATGAACCTGATCCTAATACTCCTCATAATATGGAAAGAAAATTCTGGCATTCATTTGATGTTACACTTGCAGTAAGATTAATGCCAGATTTTGGTAAAGGAACACAGCCTGATGTTACTTTAATAAGGCAAAGTTCTGCTGGTTTTTCTTTTTTATCATCAGCAACTGCTAGAGTAAATCCTGTTCAATATCCAAGTAGAATGCCAAAAGGAAGTGGAGCAACTAGATGTCAGAGATGGAGAAGATTTTTTGAAGCTCAAAATCAAGCTCCAAATTCTTGTCTTACCAAAACAATGTATATTGATGATGTAAGAACTTTTGTAGAGCACTTTGACTCCATCTTAGAAGATGGTGAAGATATTTCTGCATATACTATTGAAGCTAATACTGGTTTGACAATAAATTCGGATTCTCTTTTAACTCCCAATGTTACATATAATGTTACTGCTGATGGAAATACTGATGGAACTAGTATACCTTATTTAAATGTAAAAATTGTTGTAACGACCTCAAATGGTAGAGTTGTAAATAGAATTATTAACTTTAGAATTCTTGCATCGGACATAGAATAATGGCGAATACAATAAAACAATCAAATCGAACGATTGAAATTTCAGAAATTGATAGTAATTATATTATGGGTCGGGAAATCAATGTAGAATCTGTTGTTTTTATTCCGGGTGCTACAGATGATCAGATTGAGATAAGGGAATATATTGAGGAGATAACCACTGCTCCAGTAAAAACGTTTTTTATTTCAGGAGATGGCGAACCAAGAGTTCAATATTTTAATCAACGCATTAGGTTATGTTTTGAATTTGGAGCAGCATCAACAACCCTTTCAATAGGAGCAAAAATAATCTTTAATATTGGGGAAAGAGTATAGGAGAATAAAATGTTTAATTTTTTAAAACGATTTAAAGGGCGTAAATCAAGTTTGGATTACAAATTAAAGAATGGTCTTGCAGAACGTGGTCGAACTGGAATGGGTGGAAGTATTGTTAAAGTCACCAATAGTTTAACGGCAAAACATATTCGTGGTGGTGAAGTGATTGGTAAAAGAGTGGTGAAGAATAAGAAAGTTACCACGGCTTTTGTGAATTTCATTGTTGACCAACTTATTACCGAGACTTCGGCTTTCGGCGATTTCAAGTATCACGATTCGGGAACAGGTGTAGGGGCTGAAGATGCTGCTAATACTGCCCTTGGAACTCCCTGTGGTGAGGCACGTGATATAGGCACACAGGTCGAAGGTTCTCAGACATATGAGTATAAGTCCATAGCGACTAATACCTATGCTGGTGCGTTTGCTATTACTGAGCATGGTTTATTTAATGCTGCTGCTGCCGGGATTTTAATGGATAGAACAGTATTTAGTGCTATCAATGTTGTGGCCTCAGATAAAATCGAGTTTACATTTACCATCCAGTTCAGCGCCGAAGCATAATGAAGATTGAGTTTGAAATACCTGATTTCATACCACCGCAAAGAATCATCCATATCATAGCGGGAAGTTACGAAAGAATTGGGTATATTGAACCACATACAAGAAAGGTTTGGGTAAAAACTTCTCAATGTAGTCGGTGTTTGAGATGTTGTAAAAAGATAAATTGTAAAGACTTAATATTTAAAGACGGACTTTGGCAATGTAGAGATGAAATGCCTTTTGTATGCGTTATAGCAAACCCAAGCAGAAGTATTCCTGAATGTACTGTTAAGTTTGAGGAACAATAAATGCCTTCATATTACGCACAATTAGGCGGGTCGAGAATATTAGCATCAGACAGAACTGATCTTTCTGGTGCTGATGATACTGATGTAACCGATCACGCTAAAGCTGATAATATCATTGTTGCTGTTAATATTAATTCAGGTGGCAAGGATACTAACGCTGCTCAATATAAATTAAGATGGCGTGATGAAACGGACAGTCCTGGCGGTGCATTCAACGACCTTGACACAACCGGAGAGTGTAAGTTCGGGGCTACTGATTTAGTAAATGGTACTGATATAGCCGTAGGTGGTAGAGTATGCGATTCGCAAGGCGGTGATACTTGGCAAGCAGGGGAGGAGGTTGAAGGCACTAAATTAAGTGCTTCGATTGACCTTGTTGATGAATACGAAACTGAGATTCATTTTTCTGTAAGTCTTGCTGATGGTGATGATTCTCATCAATACACCTTTGATCTCTATGACGACACAAGACCAGCACAGGTTGGGGTGCTCGGTGCACAAGTTACACTTGAAGCAGGAGCGCAAACCTTTTATCAAAACACGGGTCAGGGTACTATTTCCCCAACAGGAACTTTAAACAAGCAGGGATATAAGAACACCGGCGGTCATGCGATGGCATTAGCCGGAACTTTGGGAACGGTAGCAACATTTCCTGTTTCGGTAGGTGGGTATGCTATGACAATCGCTGGAACATTAGCCATGGTCACAACTTTTGTTTGTGTTTGTGGTGGTCATGTCATGAGTATAGCTGGGAGCTTGATAAAGCAAACATCTAAATTTCCTGGTAGTCATGCAATGACAATCACTGGAAGTTTAATCAAGAAAACCTCTAAGTCTATGGGAGGATATACCATAAGTATAGCGGGTACTTTAGCAACAGCTACAATATTTTTACAGAATACAGGTGGATATGCTATGGCAATTGCTGGTAGTTTACTAAAAAAGACTTCTAAAACTGTTGGTGATTACGCTGTAAATATTTCTGGTACTTTGATACGAAAGACCTCCAAGACAGTTGGTGGGTATGCTATGACCATCACAGGAGCATTATCAACAGCTACAATATTTCTCCAAGCAGTAGGCGGATATGCTATGGTGATAGCGGGAAGTTTAGGGAAGATAGTTATTTATGCTTTAAATGTTGGTGGTTATGCTGTTAATATCACAGGGAGCCTGACAAAAAAGACTTCTATATGTATTGGAAATGGAATAATAAGTATAGCCGGTATTGTGGAAAAAGTTTTTACTGGTATTGGCGGTGGGGCAATAAGTCGCGGTCTTACTAAACTTGGAATGAGTTTAAAATTATGATAACATCTATCACATTAATAAAAGGCGATAAGATTGGAATAGAAACTGATTATAGGGATGCTTTACCTGTTAATATGTATGCTGTTAAAAGAGATATTCTTGGCGCAAAAGGATACATGATCGGATATCCAGGTCTAACAAAATTAGCAGATGGAAAGGGTACAGACCGGGGTGGTACTTATAATGAAAGATTTTCTGCCCATTATCGAGTATCTGGAGCTAAGTTAATATCAATTTCGGCAGCAGGAGTTGTTACAGAATTAGGTGATATTCCTGGAACTTCTCAGGCACGTCTTATTGATTTTTATAGCTTTAATACCCAAGGAATTATAGTAGATGGTAATTTTTATCTTTATAGTCCTAGTGGTGGATTTGTGCAAGTAGTTGATCCAGATATTGGATCTCCTATTGATGGGGTTTGGATTGATAATTATTATTTTATGACTGATGGAGAATATTTATTTCATACTGAACTTACTGATGAAACAAGCATTGATCCTTTAATGTTTGCAACTGCTGAGTTTATGCCTGATCCATCTCTTGGACTAGCGAAGACCCAGGATAATAAAGTTATAGTCTTTGGTAGGTATTCTCTTGAATACTTTGTTAATGTAGCAACAGCAAATTTTGCATTTCAACGAGTAGTAACAAGAGCACAAAAGATAGGAATTGTAGCAACTCATGCAAAATGCGATTCAGGTGGAAAGTTTTATATTACTGGCGGTTATCGAGACAGTGCTGTGTCTGTTTATGCTATCGGTATTGGCAGTGCTACAAAAGTTTCTACTCGTGAAATTGATAAGATTTTAGCTAAATATACAGAACCAGAACTGGCGGATATCCGAATGGAATGTAGAACTAGAAATGATGTTACATTTATTTTGGTACATCTTCCAGAAGAAACACTATGTTTTAATGAATCTATCGCTGCTGAATTTGGAAAAGAAATTGCATGGAGTTTGTTAAAAACTGGTACAGAAGATGTAGTTTATCGAGGAATTAATGGTATATTTGATGCTCGATCCGGAGAATGGGTTTATGGTGACAGATTAGATTCTAAGATAGGTATTTTAGATAATGATGTTAGTACTCAATATAATGCTATTGCAGAGTGGTTATTATATACTCCTTTTATTGGTCTTGAATCGTTGTCTATTGACGAAATAAATATAGAAACTATTCCTGGACATACTGTAACTGATGATGCAACAGTAGCTATCTCAATGACATATGATGGTGTGATTTATGGTGGAGAACATTGGATGCAATATGGTGAATCAACTGAATATAGTCAAAAGTTTATTCTAAGACGACTTGGTATTTGTAATAGCTGGATGGGGTTTAAATTTAGGGGAGTTTCTGCATCAAGAATGGCATTTGCATTAATGAGGTTAACGTATGCCTGATCCGACAACTATAGAACGTCTCAGAGGTTTGGTATTAAGTGCTAATGATTTAAGAGTACTTATTGATTGGCCAGATGCGCTTATAGAAGATTACTTAAATATTGTTGATAATCTTATTCTTTTAGCAAACATACTTGACGTTGAAATAGATCAAAAGATTGAAGAAATTCCAACAGATTTTACAAATGGGTCTGTTCCTTTTGTTAAGAGTAATCTTTTAGTTGAAGATAATACCAATTTAATTTGGAATAATATTACTAAAGTTTTAACACTTGGTGGAGCTCTTTTAAAGAATTTAACAGCATCTAGACTTATAGCTTCAGATGGAAATAAAAATGTTGTTAGTGTTGCTAATCTAGCAAGTTGGATTGCTGGTACTATAAATCAGATATTAATTACAAATGATGGAGATGGTACTGTTACTATCTCCATACCGGATACTAATGTTACAGGAGCAGAACTTGAGACTCTTACCGATAATTCGATGGCTGATACTTTACATAGACATTCTGAATTAAGTGCTTCCGATGGGGACCCAGATGCATGTGTAAGTGTTGGTGCAGATGGTGCAGTTACATTAGTTGGAACTGCAAGAGTAGAAAGACACACACCTTTAGGAGCTGGAAGATTTGTAAAACACGGTAATAATGATCCTACGCTTAACGATGAAGGATTGTATACAACAGAAGATTTTGCAGCGGCAGCTACTCAAGAACTTTTTTATGAGAAAAATGTCCCTTATCGTTGGGATGATACCACAGATATGGAAGTTGAAATATTCTGGATGTTAGATGCCAATGAAGCTAATGATGCTTTATTTGTGCGTTGGGGTATTAGTTATAAGTCCACTGAAGTTGGAGAAGCTGTTACTGGTGCAGGAACATCATTTACACAAGATACTAATACTCTCAGTGCAGTAGCAGGAATTTTATTACATACAACTAT